TCTCTGTCGGTGATTCCAGTGAAAGTTTCTCTGTGATTCAATGAGAGCGTGAAAGCCGATCGATTGTCGTATTGGAGGTCATCAGTAATGAGTTTACCAAGAACGGGATTCTCTTCTACAAGAGTTGGATGAGTGTGAATATCTTGCAACCAAGGTAACCCAAAGATTTCGCCAATCTCATTTCCTATCGCAAGAAATAACAACCCACCGCAGTCATTTCTGAGTGTTCTGATCACCTCAGGAGTGGCAGCACTAGCTGGCCACAGCAAATCGGTCTCCCTTTCCCTAAAATCTGAATCGAATACCATTACAGGTTTTCCTGTTGCAACATTTAAACCTTCCTTCGCTTCAACAGGTCCGTTGTCATTATAATTTGATATCTGATTGGCAAGTAACTTTGACATACTTCTAGTCTTGAAGACATTTTTTCTAAGCTAGAAGTATTTATAATTACACAGGACCGTCTAAATTATCCATGTCTTTACCATGCTTATTAGTAAAGATATTGATATCATCTACGTTTAATTTATATCCGTAGTCTTCATCCTTAAGATCTAAACTAAAATCATACTCTGCCTTGTTCTTATAATAACTAACAACATTATCAACACTCCTAATAGGAGTAGTAAGAATAAGTTCTCTTACCTTACCAAGTGCTTCAAACATTGTCTCAAGTTGTTCATCTCTTTTCTTTTCTAGTGCTTCAATGATTGCTGAACGAAGAGCATCATCTGCTGCTTCAATGTGTTTACGGATACTCATAGTTATATGTCACAGGGGTTTTGAAATTTAGTTATGTCAGTGGCAATATATTTTTCACCACTTGGTTTTTTAATAAGGAAGTCCTCACCATTTTCTATACGTATAGTATATTTGTCTAAGTCTCCTTTAAATTCTTCCTCAGTTAATTCTATCATACGTTACAACAGATATCTTTTTCTTGCATATATCTTATTGAATCTTGACAACCACCAAGATTCTCACCGTTTAATACCACTTGAGGAAAGGTAGCATAAGTGCCAAACTGTTCATGAAATGATTTATAATCAAAATGTTCACCAAGTTTATATTCAACATAATTTAATCCTGATAAATTTAATACTTCTGTAATCTGTTGACAATATGGACATCCATCCTTAGAGTATACGGTGAAATTTTTCATGTTTCTTTTATGGCAGCTAAGTAATCGTTGTTGAATAGTTCTAACCCTTTTTCGGTTAGGACATGATCATACATTTTATCAAAGACTTTAACTGGTAAAGTGCATACGTTTGCACCATACTCAAAGGCTCTACCTACATCCCTGACGTTTCTAATAGAAGCAGCAAGAATTTGGGTTTCAACATCATGTCTTTTATATGTATTAGCGATGTCTTTTACAAGGCATAGACCCCCAAAAGAATTATCATCTACTCTACCTACAAAAGGAGAAACATATGATGCACCTGCCTTAGCAGCAAGTATTGCCTGTGATACTGAGAACACAAGAGTTACATTAGTAAGTATACCATCATGACTCAGTTCATAACAAGCTTTCAATCCCTCACGTGTACATGGTACTTTAATTGTAACATTATCACTAAGATCAATAAAAGGTTGTGCTTGTTCTACCATCTCGTCAGCAGTATCTGCTACTACTTCAGCAGAGATAGACTCTAGATTAGGACATGCTTGATAGATTTCTTCAATAACTTCTTGTTGATCTCTACCTGACCTCAAGATCAGAGTGGGGTTAGTAGTAACACCATCAATCAATCCAGTTTTGTATCCATCAATAATTTGTTCTACTTCAGCGGTGTCTAAAAATATTTTCATAGTATTAAGGTGCGTAAGTTATTAATCCTGCAATGACACATCTGTCATCAACATTAGAAGGTGGTACTTCATGATAGTGATGTCCTTGAAAAAACAACACTTGACCAGCAGTAGGTCTAATCTCCTCACCATTTAATATAACTGGTGAAGATTCATCTGGTGTGTTGACATAATAAACGAATGCTAGTGTGTAAGGAAAGTGATTGTGTTTTGCTACACCTTCACCTTTTTTGTATAAGAGTCCCCATGCATCACATACTCTAAATGAATATGGATTGAAACCCATCTCACCACCTGCACCAAGTTCATCTATATTAGAGTTACTTTGGTCAGCAAGGTCAAGAAGGTATTCTTGATCGGAATAGATATGTTTTCTATTACCATCGTCATCATACTCTATTGAAAATTTATGAGCAGCAAGAGCAGTTATCTTTTCTATCCAACTCATAAATTTATCTACCTCTGCTATATCTCTGTTGCGTACAAAGTATCTAACATCGGTAATCCTTCCACCTCCATTTACCTGACGATCAAAAGCACCATCAACAATCTTATATAAAATAGGATTTAATTCAGATGCTTTAGACCAAGTATAAAGTTGATAAAGTTTATTCACCTTTCCTCAAAAGTTAATTTTCTAACTTTTCTTTTGCGTCTCTCCTCTTGATATTGTAAATCCTCATCTGAAAAAAGAGATTGTTTTTTAACTTTCTTATTGTTTTGTAACAATACAACAAGATCCATATTGTTTGCAGATATAACATCCTCATTAATAGATGTCATATTACTACAACCACAACAAATAATCCTACTTGACTGTCCTTGCAACTCCTTTCCACAAGCAGTGCATCTTACTCTAATCATTGTTCTATGAAATAATCTTTTCTATAGTAACGTCCTAAGATATTACTATTATAAAATTTTGGAGACCCATCTTCTAGAGTCTCTTGTAATACATTATTTAAAAATAATTGTTTGGTCTCTTCGTAGTTTACTTTTCCCAAGGTTTCGTGGAGGGAGAGGATTTCTCGTTTGAAGTTTTCTCTACCAAATTGTTTAACATCGGCTTTAAGTTCTGGAGAACTTCCGTAGTATTTTTTCCAGTCACTCTCAGACGTAACTCTCCGTTTACTTGTGCCAGTTCTAGGCTTTCGTTTTTGTACGAAGTATTTTCTACCGATGTATTGCTTCCCAGTTTGTAAATTTGTAATCCTGTAGACAAAACCGAAGAAGCTGTTAATGTCATCAGAAGAAAAAGTTGAACCCTGATAGGTCCAGGCGTTCTCGTAACTTCCCTGATCAGTTTCTGCCACTGTTTCATAATCTAATCCTCACTATTATTTATGTCCTTATTTAGATGCCACCATCCTTATATTTTTTTATACTCTCTTCCCATTCACTCATAGAAGATTGTAATTGACCAGTATTTTCATCTGGATAATCTATTTTAATACCTTTGATCCTTCTCCATTCATTATGCATTGCACCCAATATCCACGAGGATGAAAGTGAATCAGGACCTTTCTCTAGTAACTCAACCTGTCTTTTAGTTAATTGTCTGCCTTTAATATCAATGTATTCAGACCTCCAATTACTATCATCATAATCTTTGATCATAATTTAAAACCTGCAAAGGTATCTTTCTTCACATCTTGTTTGATACTACCTACCATGTAACTCTCAACCTCTGTCTCCTGTGGTGCAACTTGCATACCCTTAGAAGATAACCAGTGTGCTGTCCAAGGTAGTGGATTGTTTGCCATAGGTGTATCAAATACAGGTTTAAATCCTATTGATTTTAACCTACGATTAGCAGTCCACTCAACATAATTTTGTAGTAGTTTATCATTTAAACCAATGATAGATCCATCTTTAAATAGATAGTTCGCCCAATCTTTTTCTTCTTCTACACAATCAGTAAACATTTTATATACATTCTCCTTTTCTTCTTCAATAATTTCTAACATATCTGGGTCGTCACCCTTCTTCCAGTTATTAAGAATGTTCTGTGTAACTGTCATGTGTTGTGACTCGTCTCTCGCAATGAGAGATATGATTTTAGCAGATCCTTCCAAGAGTTTAAGTTCACCAAAAGCAAAGGAACAAGCGAAGGATACATAGAATCTGACTCCTTCAAGGATGTAGACATTAGCAACTGCCCTATAAAGTTTTCTTTTTAAATCTTTGAGTGTCCATTCAGATGTTGGAGAGTCTCTCCAACCTTCTTTCCACATGTTACTTTGATCATACTCATGTGCATAATTAATAAACTCATCGTATGCTTTTGTAACTGATTGAGCACGAGCAAGAATCTTTTCATCATCAAGAATCTTATCAAAGACTTCTGATGGATCTGGATATACACACATCATTAAGAATGTATATCCAGATCCATCAGAAGTCTTTGATAAAATTCTTGATGATGAAAAGATTCTTGCTCGTGCTCAATCAGTTACAAAAGCATACGATGAGTTTATTAATTATGCACATGAGTATGATCAAAGTAACATGTGGAAAGAAGGTTGGAGAGATTCTCCAACATCTGAATGGACACTCAAAGATTTAAAAAGAAAACTTTATAGGGCAGTTGCTAATGTCTACATCCTTGAAGGAGTCAGATTCTACGTATCCTTCGCTTGTTCCTTTGCTTTTGGTGAACTTAAACTCTTGGAAGGATCTGCTAAAATCATATCTCTTATTGCGAGGGACGAGTCACAACACATGACAGTTACACAGAACATTCTTAATAACTGGAAGAAGGGTGATGACCCAGATATGTTAGAAATTATTGAAGAAGAAAAGGAGAATGTATATAAAATGTTTACTGATTGTGTAGAAGAAGAAAAAGATTGGGCGAACTATCTATTTAAAGATGGATCTATCATTGGTTTGAATGATAAACTACTACAGAATTATGTTGAGTGGACTGCTAATCGTAGGTTAAAATCAATAGGATTCAAACCTGTATTTGATACACCTATGGCAAACAATCCACTACCTTGGACAGCACACTGGTTATCTTCTAAAGGTATGCAAGTTGCACCACAGGAAACAGAGGTTGAGAGTTACATGGTAGGTAGTATTAAACAAGATGTAAAGAAAGACACCTTTGCAGGTTTTAAATTATGATAAAAGATTACGATGATAGTAATTGGAGGTCTGAATACATTGATATTAAAGGCAGACAATTAACTAAGAGACAGGTTGAGTTACTAGAGAAAGGTCCTGATTCTCTTTCATCTTCATGGATATTAGGTGCAATGCACAATGAATGGAAAAGAATTAAAGGATATAAAGATAATTGGCCAGAAGAAAATAAAGGTCAGTGTCAATCATCTCTCAAAGAATTTTATGAGAGATATAAATAATAGTGAGGATTAAATTATGAAACAGTGGCAAAAACTGATCAGGGAAATTACGAGAACGCCTGGACCTATCAGGGTTCAACTTTTTCTTCTGACGACATTAACAGTTTCTTCGGTTTTGTCTACAGGATTACAAATTTACAAACTGGCAAGCAATACATCGGAAGAAAATATTTCTGGCAGAAACGTAAGCCTAGTGGTGGAAAAAGAAGGGTTACATCTGAGAGTAATTGGAAAAAATACTACGGAAGTTCTGACGAACTTAAATCCGATGTTAAACTACTTGGAAGAGAATCATTCAAGAGAGAAATCCTCTCCCTCCATGAGTCCCTTGGCAAAGTAAACTACGAAGAAACTAAGCAATTATTTTTAAATAATGTATTACAAGAGACTCTGGAAGATGGGTCTCCAAAGTATTATAACAGTAACATTTTAGGACGTTACTATAAAAAAGATTATTTCACAGAACAATGATTAGAGTAAGATGCACTGCTTGTGGAAAGGAGTTGCAAGGACAGTCAAGTAGGATTATTTGTTGTGGTTGTAGTAATATGACATCTATTAATGATGACGTTATATCTGCAAACAATATGGATCTTGTTGTATTGTTACAAAACAATAAGAAAGTTAAAAAACAATCTCTTTTTTCAGAAGAGGATCTACAATATCAAGAAGAAAGACGTAAAAGAAAAGTTAGAAAATTGACCTTTGAAGAAAGATGAATAATTCAAATCTTCTTTCTGGTGTTGGTTACATTAGAGAAACC